ATTTTGATTTATCCATAGTAGGTATTAAAAATTTGTTTAGATTAGAATCTTCTTTATAATCTAAAACACCATGACCCATACCCAGATATTTACCAGATCCTAAATCGATTAAATTAGTAGAATTTCTAATATGAAAATGTAATTCTGGATAACTTTCATTTATTTTTTTAAGGATTTTATCATTCACATTGCATATCATTTTACATTTAAAATCATCATTTACTTCTAGTATTTTTAAAGGATTTATATCATATAACATATGTAATTTCTTATTATGAATGAATGACCCCCAATTTTTTTCGAATTTGGAAGATAATTTTTCACATAGATTATCTTTATTAATATCATAAGTTAATTCATCTAAATTTACTTTGGATACGAACATATGTCTGGGATATTTATTACCATATTCAGGTTTTTTATTTAATTCATTAACTAATATGTATATTTTATCATTATGATAGAATAAACGCGGATCTTCTGGTCCTTCCAAAATATGTTTCTCATGAGGAATAATTTTATGTTTAAATTCTTTAAATTTAATATCCTTGTTTTTTAAAAGATTAGGATCTATATCTAAAATATTTTGTTTTATTTTCTTCATATCTTTAGTAAATAATGATAATATAACAAAATTTATTCCATCCCATGATCTCACATTACCATACCAGCCTCTACTAGCGATTAATAAATTATCACTATTATTAAGTTGAAGTATTGAACTATTAAATATAGTTATATCTTTATTAGTTAATAATTTATCATCTCTTTTTATTTCTTCTGATAAATTAATACAAACTAATTTAAGTTGTTCTTGTTTAAGATTATATTTCATATATAATATTAAAATAAATAAATTTGATTTAAAAATAAATTTATAATTATATTATATAAATGAATACAATGACTGATACTCAAACAACACAAACAACCCACGAGGAAAAAACACGTAATAATCACCCCCTAGTACTTCAAAATATTGAAAATTCGTGTAGGTATAATGCGCGAATTTTAGAAATTATCAAAAATTCAGAAGAATATTTAAAAGATTTCTATGATGAATCACCCAATTTCACTTTTAGTAAGGATTATGTTAATAAATTAATTTGGTTGACATATTCAGATAAGGATAAAACACAAATTCTTGATGGAGAATTAGAAGAATATTTTAATTAGGAAATATAATATAAGACATTGATTAAAAATCACTATCTTGGTCATTATTATTGGGTGTAATATTACTATTATTACTGTATAATTGATTATTTGGGTCATCTGTTGCTTTTGATGTAGTTTTTATGGGAGCCGATTTTTTTTTTGAATCAGGGTCATAAATATTATCATAATTAGATAAAGCAAAATATCTATCATCATACATATTTTTTTCATTATAATCTAAATATGAATTATTTATAATATCCATAGTAAAAGCACTATATGGTAATATAGGATTATATTTTAATAATGTTGCATATTCAGATGGAGCATATTCTAATATTTTAGATTCTTTTACTTTTTTTTCTTTAATTAATTCTTTTATTTTTTTATTTAGATCTTTTTTATCATAATCATCATCATCATCATCATCATCATCATTATGTTTATGATCATGTTTTTTTCCATCTATTTCACTATTAATAATATCCATATCTTCTTGAAGCTTATTAACTTTATTTTTTAATGTGTAATCTTTATACCCTAATATAATTACTACAGTTATTAATATTACAATTAATACAAATAAGATAATTATATTAATTTCATTATCATCGAATATATCGTATAATTCAAACATATATATATAATATATATAATATATATATAATTATTATTAAATAAAATAAAATTGACGGAATTTATTCATAAATTGATCATCTTTTATTTCATTTATATATTCATTAAAATCTTTACCTTGTAACATAGTGGTTATAAAATGTATGGAATAAATACCACATTCGGTGTTTTTTTTTTGATGTTGTATATCATTATATAAAAATTCTAAATCATTATTTTTAATATCTTTATATTGTTTTTTTATATCATCAACAAAAGAATATATTTCTTTTGGTGGTTTATCAGCAATTGAATCAAAAAAATAAATTGAAGGTGTTTCTCTATTGTTAGAATTTAAGTCCATATATAAAGATACCCAATGAGACCCGGGTTCATCATGATCATCAAGGTTAAAAACTGAACCTATATTATATTTTCCCTCATCTAAATGTTGTTTTATATTAATTTTACATAAATCACCTGATACGCATTGGTTTTTACGTTCTAAATCAAAATCCATTGGCAATGCGCCATAACATTTAAAATTTTTATATTTATCTTCATATTGTTTTAAACATATTTCTATATCACTAGTTGTTAACCATGTAGTTGGGTTTTCCTTCCATTTGCTTGGCATACTAGGTTTAAAACTTAATTTAAATTTTTGTAAATCTTCTTGTGATAAATTATTTATAATTTCATGAATTGATGACCAACATTTTTCAGAATCACAATTAGATATTTTAGAAATTTTATCAGAAATTTGTCCGTGTAATACATTTGTATTTCTTTCAGTTAAATTAATTGAAGTATGCAAATTTAGAATATTGGATATTTTTAATAATAATTCACTATCTAAACAAGTAACATTAGAATTCTTATTCTTAGGTGAACAATGTGATTTCTTAAAATGTGATATTTTTTTGCGAGTTTTTTTAATTGTTTTCTTTCTCTTCGTCATTATATATAAATAAAATATTTAAAATTAAAACACTTAAATATATATAAATAATGGAAGATATTATTGATATAAAAGGAAAAATCACAAATGATGTTAATGAATTATTATCTATTTTAACAAATATTAATTTAAAAGATAATTCTGTAATTGAATCATTGACAAATGAAAAATTGCTAATTGGTAAAACTATATCTAAATTAATATCAGAGATATCTGATAAAGATAAAATTATAAATCTATCCGAAAAAACTATTCATGATTATGAGAAACAAATAAATTCTTTAAATGAACAAAAAGAAGAAGAATCTAAGTTTGATATGATAAAGGCAAAAGATAAAGAAAATCATGAACAAAATAAAGTAATTACTTCTTTAAGAAAAGAAATAGAATCATTAAAAAATAAATTGGATATACTATCCGATAAAAATATTAAATGTAATGTTGAAGAAGTTATTGATAATAGTGATAATAGTGATAATAATAGTGATAATAATAATAGTGATACACCCGCAGTTGATGTTGATGATAATAGTGATAATAATAATAATAATAGTGATAATAATAATAGTGATACACCCGTAGTTGATGTTGATGATAATAGTGTGACAACGGTTGAAAATGATTGTGACAATACACAAGTTAATGAAAATGCTGAGACACCCGTCGTAGAAAATGATGATGATTCTTCCGATGATGAAGTTGATGTTGAAACAATTACATACAGAAGAAAAGAATATTATATGATAAATGAAGATAATGTTCAGAAAGTATTTGAAATTTTAGATGGTGGTGATATGGGTAAAGAATTTGGTTTATGGATTAACAAAAAAATAGTAAGACCTGATAAAAAGAAAAAATAATTAATAATTATTCTTTAAAAATAGAGTAAACTTTTTATTAATATTTTTACTAAAATATTTATTAAATTTAGATTTATCATTTTTATAAAATTCAATAAGTTCTGTAAATATATAATTTTTTTTACAAACGTCTGGCGTATGGTGTAATTTATCGGCAACTTTTTGAACGCATTCTTTAATATCTTTATCAACTTCATCTTCATTTGAATTCATTAAATATTGTATGAGGTTTATATTTGCCGACCATGTTCTAAAATCTTTACTAGAAAAATCACCAAATTGTTTAATATAATTATTTACATCAACAGAATGAATATTTACTTTTTTGGACGTATCTTCTTTTTTATATGAAAATATTCTATTATTATTCTTTAATGTTTTCTTCTTCTTTTTAAGATGTTTTTTAATAGTTTTATTTTTGACTGAACAAATATTACGAACACTTTTCTTTCCTATAAAATCTATTGTAACATTATCACCCTTAACTAATACATGTTTATTTTTAAGAGTACTAACACCATATGAATTATTTTGTTTCATATATTCGTCATTACCTACTCTAAAATTACAATCCATAATTAATTTTAATATCATACAAACATGTTTAAGTTTATTATCTTCTGGTAATTTAATATTTTTATTTATATCTGAAATTATTTTATTATATTGTAAACCAAATAAATATAAATTATAAAATTTAAGTTTTTTCATTTTTTCGGTAAATTTTTTATTATAAACATATTGTGCTCTGTTTTTATCATCATATCCTATCGCTAATACTTTAGCTTTTTTATTAATATTAATTTTTACATTATCATATGCTGGTGGAAGATATAATCCTTCTAAAGCATTATCTATAGTCTTTTGGTTTTTTATAATATTATTTCTTTTATCAAAAAAAACATAACCTTTACCTTTTTTTTTTCTAAGAATATAATTTTTCATATATATATAAATTATTATATTATAAAAATATCATAATATAATTAAAATTTTTTAAATCGTTCTTTGATGATGTTATATTAATTTTGAAATAAGATGAAAATTTTTTTAAACCTTTTCCTGAGAATAAATTTGATTTTTGAGTTATGAAAATAATTATAATCAAATAATTATTGTTAACACAATTACTTAAATAATACAAATATGTCCACAACTGCTTCCACAACGAATCCATCAACGGTTCCCAAGGAACAAACACCTCTTCCAACTACGGAATCCGTCCCCAGCAACGGTGTGCAACCTCAATCCGCTGCCAAAATCCCTATTAATCCTGGAATGGATGCGGCGAACAAGACTGCTGCCGAGATTTTTAATTCCCAAGGTAAAGATGCCTTTATCAAGCATGTCTTTACAGACCAAGAAACTGGTAGACCAATGTCTTATGGTGAAATGAGAATGTTATATGGCTAATGGTACCTCAAAAACAAACGAAAAACATTATAAAATCAATAGACAAAAAACAATATAAAACCATAAATAGACAAAAAACTTATTTTATTCTCAGATCTTATTTAAATTTGATTGTATATAAATATTTTTTTATAATAAATATGGACTCATTCCTTAAACAAAAAACCATTCATGCCGAAGGGATTTTGAAACTATTAGAAAATGCTAAAATGTCTAATAAAGGACATAAATCAACTAGTCAACCTTTCTTTATGCGAGGCGAATCATCTGATTTTAAATCAGGTCATATTACTTTACCTGAAATTCCTGATACATTGAATAGACATTTCAAGTTGTTATATGAAATCGTGGGAGACCCTGATTTAGAAATATATGTTAATGATTGGACTATTATGTCATTAAATGAAGCATTAGAGAAATATGAATATTATAAGAATGATGGTCAGTCAAACATATTTGATATTGCTTATGTTTATTGTGGTATGGGACATATAGACGTATTATCATGTAATTTACATAATCATTTACTATTTATGAGAAGAGACGGCGGTTCAAGTGGATTAGAGAGAGAATATAATTATCTACAAGCGAAGAATTTTAATTATAGAAATTATGAATATTTCTATTTTAATAGTTGGAAGAATAAATTGTAATATAATATATATGATTGTATTTGGTAATAAAGTTTCAGGAGAAGGTGTCGTAAAAGGATTAATGTATATAAAAGAACCTTTATATTCTAGATATGGTATGCTATTTGATATGGGTCCTACTAAGATTAACTCAATGTGGATGAAAAATACATATATTCCATTAGATATTATTTTTTTAGATGAAAATATGAATATCGTAGGATTCAGAAAAAATAATACACCTCATTCATTAAAATCTATATCAATTAATAAACCATCCAGATATATTTTAGAAATGAATACCGGATCAGTAAAAAAATATAATTTAAAACTGAATGATAAAATATATTTTATAAATATTAATTATTTATTATTTATTTTATCCATATTATTTTTTATCATTATTTTTTTAAATAAATAATATTTATAATTTATATATGCAAAATAGTCATTTCCATGAATTAAAGAAAAAAAACGAAGAAGAAGAAAAGCGTAAGAAAAACGAAATAGAAAAATCTAAATGGACGAACGCACAAGAATTATTATTGGCTGAGTGGGCTGAAAAAGCCGCGTGTTATAGATGGTTACATAGTCGTGCTGAAAAATATTATAGATGTAGAAATTATTTATTCACAATTCCAGTTATTATATTATCTACTTTGACAGGAACAGCTAATTTTGCCATGGACTCGTTTGTTCCTGATGAAAATAAAAAAATGGCGATGGGTATTGTTGGCGGAGTAAATATATTCGCAGGAATACTTTCAACTTTACAGAACTTTTTAAGATATGCTGAATTAATGGAATCACATAGGGCCGTTAGTGTTTCATGGTCCAAATTTGCTAGAAATATTACTGTTGAATTAGCCCTGGATGAAAAAAGAAGAAAACCTGCAAATGACTTCTTAAAATTATGCAGAGCAGAATTTGATAGATTAATAGAACAAGCACCTCTTGTTGAAGATGATATAATTAAATTATTTAAAAAGAAATTTGATGATATTGATATAATTAAACCAGAAATATGTAATGGTTTACATAAATGTGTTATATATAAAGCATCACATGAAGAAAAGGTAGCAAATATAGTAGCAAATGCTAGTGATAAACTACATGTATTAAAAAATAAAAGCTTTAAAAGATTACAAATAAAACAAACTAATAATTTAGATAATCAAACAACTGTTGTAAATTCTAATGATGAAAATATTAAACTAATTAATAATAATTTTAATAAGGGCGTAAAAGAAGAGACAAAATTTTTGTCGATTAAGGAAACTGATACGCAAGAACCGTCTATTGATGGTCAACCGATGGAATCATTAGATCATAACGATATAGTTATTAATGTTGATAATAATAATAATAATGATAACAATAATAATGATGATAATGGTAATAATAATGATAACAATAATAATAATGATGATTAATGCCAAGTACGCGGTAGATATATATGTTTTCTTTTTTCTTTATACATTTTACATACTGAAATATATTGTCCATATGATATTTCATTCCTGTTCATTTTACTATGACAACAATTACATTTTGAATCATCATGTTCATAGTCGTCTTCATACTTATCTGACCAGTTAATTTGTCCGCAATCAAAATTTATATTACAAGGATCGCACATAATTATTTTAATCTTAAATCAAATTATATATTTAAGATAAAATATATTATATATTATATGAGTCAATTTATAATATATACGGACGGTGCATGTTCGAATAATGGTAAAAGTAATGCGAAATGTTCCATTGGTATACATTTTTCAGATAAAAATGATATTAAAATAAAAGACACAAGCAAACTATTAAATGTTTCTGTGCCTACTAATAATATTGCAGAATTAACGGCGGTCAAAGAAGCATTATTATTAGTAAAAAAATATAATATTACATCATATATACATATACATACTGATTCGGAATATTCGATTAATATATTGACTAAATGGTTTCCTAAATGGACTGATAAAGAAAAATCAAAAAAAAAGAATATCCCTTTAATTGAAGAAATATATCAATTATATCAAGAAACACCCGTATATTTACATCATATTAAAGCACATACTAATAAAAATGATGAACACTCATTAGGAAACGATAAAGCGGATAAATTAGCTACGAATGCGTTAAAATTTGAAAATACAAATGAAGGAATATTAAAATATTTCAAGTAATACGATGGATTGTCTTAAAAAAGAACAATTAATTATTCTTCAAAATCATTTACCATATGAAGTATTTGAAAAATTCATGAGTTTGTTCAATAAAGATGAATTATTACCAATTGATAACCAATTGTTGGTTGCTAAAATTTTAGAAATTCTAAAAGACCATGAATATTGGGGTGAATCATACGGGTGGGGTAATAAAAAAAAATATACTAAAATTACGCAAACATTACCATTAGAATTAGCGGAGATATTTAAAGGAAAAATGAAATCACAATTATTAAATTATCTAGATTCTAATAAATAAATAATAATATATATATTAAGTACGAGCCTTTTTAATTCGATTTTCTTTTAATGCGTCCGCTGACAAATTTGTCCAGTTCCGTTTCCATTCTATTTTTTCATCAGTGCAACCATATTTACTACAACTATCACAAAAGCAAACGCGGTCACCAAAATTATCAAACTGTTGACTACATCCGCATACGCAACACAATTTCCTGGGAGATATAAATGATTTATGTTGTGGTATCTTACCAGACATATCATACCTTGTTATCGCTAGGAATGGTTTATCTTCTCCAATGGATGATTCCATATCAGATAATTTTTTTATCGTTTTTCGCAGAGTAGAAGTAACTATATCTAATTCGTGTGTTTTTGACATCAATCTGTCACGCATTTTGATAAGTTCTTCTTGATGATTGTGCATATTATCATGCAAACCATCAATGGTCAGGTGTGCGCGATCCAACTGATGACGATATCCGAAGTACATATCGCGTAAAGTTTCGTTTTCAGCCGCAAGTGAAATAACCTTCTTATTCTCGGGGACAAGTGGTTCACGGCATAGAGGACAACTAGTATTATTTTGTAAGGAGATAGACAAACAAGACAAACAAAACGAATGATTACAACTAGTTGTACACCAATTTGGCGCACCATCTTTTTGGGTTGATCGGTCAAGACATATGGGACAAGTATCTTCTTCTATTTTAGGATCTTGTCTGATCTTTTTCCGGCCAACGGGTTCTTGTCTAATGGGTTCTTGCGTGTTACGGATGACCACGGGACCTTGTGATACAATATCCGCCCACGTGCGGACCCGAGACGCGACCGCGGAACGTGGCTGAGAGTTATTCGAGTACATAATTTTATTTATAAATCAAGAAAAAAATCAAATTTATCAATAAATTTTAATATATATATTATATAATTTAACCGCGTAATTCTAATCCCAATCCCAATCCCAGAACAATGGATTTCCACCCCATCCGTTCCTTTCTGCAAGTGTATCTAGTATATTCATACTTCCATTGTTATCATAAATACCAAAGATCCCTCGCGTTTGTCCATCTCTCAAAAATGCCTCATCGTTAAATATGCAGAAAAGCGCACACATAATGCTAATAATCGTCACAATAATTTCATACATTGTGATATTCTATTTCACAATTGATCAAAATGTAAGTATAAACATTTTGTGATCTCATAATCAAATTTAAGCTACCATTTCAGCCTTGATGGTGGGATAATGAATGTAATTTTCTAATATAAAATTATCTTCATCTATGAAATCTATATTTAAAATAGGTGATTTAAGAACTAATTTAGGAAACTTATTAGGTACTCTCATTAATTGTTCACTAATGGCATCTATGTGATTTATATATATATGAGCATCACCTAATACGTGGTGGAAATATCGTGGGATATAACCAGTTATTGATCCTATAATATGCATTAATAATGAATAACTAGCAATATTAAAAGGAACACCCAAAAACATATCACCAGATCGTTGATACATTTGAGCATCTAAAAACCCTCCATCTACTGAAAAATGTATCATGACGTGACAAGGTGGTAAAGCCATTTTAGGTAGATCCGTTGGATTCCATGCTGATAAGATAATTCTTCTACTAGTTGGGTCATTTTTAATTAAATCTATTACATTTACTAATTGATCTATACCTTCTTCTTTTAAATATGCTTTTGTAGTATCAGAATATTTAGCACCAAACCTTCTCCATTGAAATCCGTATACGGGTCCTAATTCACCTTCTTTGTAATTTAAACCTCTTGATTTTATAAATTCTGGTGATGCGTTGGCGTCCCATATATGAACATTTTTTTCATTTAATTCTTTATTTGATGTTGATCCCTTAATGAACCATAATAGTTCTCTAAGTATTGTTTTAAAAGGCATTCTTTTAGTAGTTAATAAAGGAAATCCATCACGTAAATCAAATACCAATTTTTCACCAAATGAAGAAATAACTTTTGAGTTTCTCGAATCTTTTATATTATTTTTATATAAAATATCTTTCATCAAATCTAAATATTGTTTTTCATTATGATTAATATTGAAATTTTTTTGATATAAATAGAATGTGGCCCCGTGTCCAGACGTACCACCTTTAAAATAAATATTACAATCATTATATTTCTTACATAATTTTGTAAATCCTTTATCTTGTTCTATTGTAAAATTTAATATAGAAGTATCATATTCATCTAAATTAATAGAATAATTAATATACGTTTCATATATGGTATCAATTAAATCATAATATTTGTCGAAAATAAAATTATATAATTGCGCCCCTCCTATGATAAATTTAGCACCCATCATAAAACCTCTTAATTCTTGATCACTTAGAAAATTATAGCAATCATCAAATGATCTAAATGTTAAAAATATCCCTGTATCTGATTTAAATTCGTCATAATGATTATTAGTTATAATAATATTTATTCTATTTTCTAATGGTTTATATTTTTCCGGAATAGATTTCCATGTATTATATCCCATAATGACTATATTTTTATTATTTTTAATATATTCTTGCGTCGTAATATTTTTAAAATATTTCATATCTTCTGGTATATTATATAATAAATCATTGTCAACTCCAATAACGTTTTGATTATTTTTACAATAGATTAAGTTGAGTTTCATTTTATATAATAAAATTATATTTTTTATATATTAATCAAATTTAAATATTATT